TCAGATAAACGGCGTTCCGAGTGGTTTTATTTCTCTTTATGAGTTAAATGTAGACAGAGCAAGTGGTAATAATATTTACCCATTTGTTATTAAAGGATCTTCTTTAAATAATATAAGTACAGTAAGTGTATCTTCTTTTAATGCATTCTCTTACGGAGATACCGTATCCGGATCATACCCTCTTTCGGCCAGCATTACAAGAAATTTTTTCACTGGGTCGATAAGAAGGCAGATCGGGTCGCTAAAAAACACATTAAACTACGCCAAAATAAACTCTAACCACTTTGTGTTCTCTTCATCGCTTGGGGACAAGGCAACTCAAACTATTTCACTTATTGATATTCCATCAATTTTCTTTGGATCTGGGATTAAAAAAGAAACACTTAAGTTGGACTTTTTTGTCACAGGCACCCTAACAGGAAGGCTGGAAGCAAACGCCAAAGGCGAACTTGTGCAAACCCTCCCGCAAGATGCAAATAGCGGCTCTGTTGCCGGCGTTGTGCTTAAAAACATGGGCGCTATCTTAATTACCGGCTCTTGGAACGTCACAACAGACAACATTGACAACTACGACCAATCAGGAGGAACAGAAGAGCCATTTAAATGGTATTACTACATGGCTGGGGTTCAAGGCAACGTAGAATACACAACCGCACTCCCCTCTTCATCCTTCCATGCGCACTTTGAATCAATCACTGAGGTGAATACAAAAATTATGTTCTGCACAGCACCACGTGGAGAATTAAACCAATCCCAGAACCCAACTTTCTACACAAAAGACAGCTACAAAGGGCTAAGCCATTCTTCCAATCGCTTTACAGAGCCAGCAAGAACTGTTAAGAATGTTGTATCTGCTTCTTACGAGACCCCCACTGCGGCCTTCGAAAAAACAACCTACATATCAAAAATAGGTATATACGATGAAGATAAAAACCTTATTGGCATAGCCTCCATGGCGAGACCAGTAAAGAAAACTGAGTCAAGAGACTTGACATTTAAACTAAAATATGATATATAATATATATGATATTAGGATTAGACATAAGCACTAGTATAACTGGTGTTACATTATTAGATTTAAATAACAAGATTATATTAAATGATTCAATTGACTTAAGGAAGCATAAAAACTTCTTTGTAAAGAGTGAAAAAGTTGCTGAATACTTTTCTAACTTATCTGAAAAACCAGACTCTGTTTTTGTTGAACAGTCTTTACAATCTTTTCGATCGGGATTCAGTTCAGCTACAACTCTTTCTCTTCTCTCTCGCTTTAATGGTGTTGTGTCTTGGTTGGCTTTCAAAGAATGGGGGTTAGAGCCCCGGTATATTGCTGCCACGTCGGCTAGAAAACTTGCCGGCATCAAGATAACCAAGGGGACACCAGCAAAACAGCAAGTCCTGCAACATCTCCTTGACACGGAGCCCTCGTTTGTGGTAGAGTATACGAGACATGGCAATCCCAAGCCCGACACTTACGACCGGGCCGACTCACTCATCATTGCCAGAGCAGGACTTGAAATATGCACGAAGGAGAAAAACTAAACATTGCTAAGCAAGCGCTTGGCTACACTACCAAATCGGGCGGTGAGCATTTGTTTCACTGCCCGATTTGTAACCACCACAAACCAAAACTCTCACTAAACATTAAAAAGAATGTATATAAGTGTTGGGTTTGTGATGCATCAGGACGAAACATTCGTCGATTGATTAAGAAGTTTGGCAACTGGTCGCTTCTTAAAGAGTGGGACAGGTTCTCACAGAAGATTGATTTCTCAGAGTTTGATGAAAAATTACTTTTACAGATCTCGGATGAACAAGAAAAACAAGTTATCCAGATTCCAAAGGAGTATCAGCCTCTGCACAAGAAAAACACACCGCTTACACTGCGTCGTCCTCTAAACTATCTTAAATCACGGGGCCTTGACGACTTTGACATTGCTTATTGGAAGATTGGCTACTGTGATAAAGGAAAGTATGAAGGCCGCCTTGTGGTCCCTTCCTTTGGCGAGAGCGGATCGCCCAACTACTTTATCACAAGAGCATTCGATAAAAGCGTTTGGCCAACTTACAAGAACCCAAAAGCAAGTCGAAACGTTATTTTCAATGAACTTTTTGTTGATTGGGATAAAAACATTGTGATTACAGAGGGCGTCTTTGATGCTATTGTTGCTGGGCCAAACTCTATTCCGCTGCTTGGTTCCACAATGACAGAAAACTCTTTGCTCCTACGCAAACTTATTGAGCACGACAGCGCAATCTATCTTGCCCTAGACCCAGATGCGTATGAAAAAGAGTTGAAGATTATGAAGTTGTTGTTAGATTTTGACTTGGAAGTCTATAAAGTCGACATTAACGGCTTTAATGACCTTGGCGAGATGCCAAGAAACGAGTTTTCTTTGAGAAAAAAGAAAGCAGAACGAATCTTGCAAGAGGATTTGTTTGAACTAACTGCTAGAAACTTATTGGAGGGATTATAATGCGTTTTGCACACATTTCAGATACACACATCCGGAACTACAAATATCAAAAAGAATACAAAGAGGTGTTCAACCAACTCTACGACACGCTTCGTAAGGAAAGCGTCGATTATATTGTACATACTGGCGACATTGCACACACAAAAACACAGATTTCGCCCGAATTCGTTGAGTTAGCATCAGATTTTCTATCAAACTTGGCTGACATTGCCCCAACTTACGTTATTTTGGGCAACCACGATGGAAACCTTAAGAACTCAGCACGACAAGATGCACTAACACCCATTGTTCAGAACTTAAACCACCAAAACCTTCACCTTTTCAAGGGGTATGAGTGCATTGAACTACCCAATAACGTTGCCTTGCACGCTTTATGTGTGTTTGATGACCAAAAGAACTGGAATCTAACACCAGACGAGGACTTTACCAACATTGCGCTCTATCACGGTTGCGTTCGTGGCTCTGAAACCGACATTGGATGGGTTCTAGAGGGCGAAATCACTCTTGAGACCTTTAAAAACTTTGATTATGGCTTTTTTGGAGACATCCACAAGACAAACCAGGTTCTTGATGACCACGGAAGGGTAAGATACCCAGGATCAACAATCCAACAGAACTTTGGCGAATCGAACGACAAGGGTTTTTTACTTTGGGACGTTCAAGATAAAGAAAACTTTACTTGTAAGCACATTAAACTTCAAAATCCCAAGCCTTTCATCACAATCAACCTTACACCCACCGGTAGGCTACCAAGAAACACACAAATCCCATCCGGTGCCCGTGTTCGTCTTATCTCAGAGCACAATCACCCTATTTCAGCGCTCAAAAAGGCTGCCGACGTTGTAAAAACGAAGTTTAAGCCAGAATCAGTGGCGTTTCTAAACAAGTTCTCAGGGTCTCGGGGTGCTTCGACCTCTGCTCACGCAGAAAGAATGAATATGCGAGATTCTAGCGTCCAAGAGAAACTCATGAAGGAGTATCTTGCTGATTATGAACTTACAGACGAGCAACTAGGCCAGGTGTTCGCTCTAAACAAGCAAATCTCAACACTTATCAACGAAGATGAAGAAACAAAGCGAAATATTCACTGGAATCTGGCCAACTTTAAGTTTGACAACCTTTTCAACTACGGCGCCGGCAATTCGGTGGATTTTTCAAGTCTCAACGGCATTGTGGGTGTCTTTGGCAAGAATTATTCCGGAAAATCATCTATTATTGATAGTATTCTCTATACAATCTTCAACTCCAGTTCTAAATCTGTTCGCAAGAACGTTGATCTTATCAACCAAGACAAAGATGCCGCTCTTGGAGAAGTAAAGTTCTCTATTGGAACGAAAGTTTTTACAATCAAGAGAGAAAGCACAAAATACACAAAGCGTTTGCACGGAAAAGAAAGCACAGAAGCAAAAACTGACCTAACCTTCTCGGTGTATGACCCGGCAACCGGCGAGACAGAGTGCTTGAACGGTCAAACAAGAAATGAAACAGACAAGAACATCAGGCGATACCTTGGCTCCTTGGATGACTTCCTTCTTACGTCAATGATGTCCCAGATGAACTCACTTAACTTTATCAACGAAGGCACAACAAAACGCAAAGAAATCCTAGCCAAGTTCCTTGATCTTGAGATCTTAGATAAAAAGTTCAAGAAAGCAAAAGAAATCTCACAAGATAAGCGAGCCCTGGTTAAGGGTCTTGAAGGAACAGACTATGATGCACAGATTGAAGGCGAAAATGAAACCCTTGCAGATCTGAGCGACAAGATCTTGAACGTTAAACTTCGCTGCAATGAGCTAAATGTGGTGCTAGACAGTATGAAAGAAAAGAAAAGCAGCATTCAGCATCAAATCGACTCGCAAAAAGAAGTCGACATTGATATCAAGTCTGTTTTAAGCGAGATCAACAAAAAAACAACCCAAAAAGAACTGCTTTTAGACAATATTGATAAAAACAAGGCTGTTCTTGCAGACTGTGCACAGTTCATTCAGGAGTTTGACTTAGAAGGTATCCTAGAACGCAAGGAAATCTATTCTAAGACGTTTAAACAACTTACGGACCTCTCACTAAGCCTAAAAGAACAAATGCGTGAGAAGGCCTCTGTGGAGGCGAAACAAGTACTTCTATCTTCTGTGCCCTGTGGTGATAAGTTTCCAACTTGCCGGTTCATCAAGGACGCTCACGAGGCAGTGGGAACGTTTGACGTTATCCAAGAGGCTATCAAGCGCCTTGAAGAAGGCGCAGAAGTCTATGAAGGTCAAATCAAAGCCCTGAACATTGAAGAGGCGAATGCTCTATTCAACGAATACAACGATTTTGTATCCAAGAAATCAAGCATGGAGAAAAAGATTGAAAATCAAGAAATGGAAGTTCGCTTAGCCACCATGAAGCTTAAGAGTTCTCTAGAAAAGAAAAAGATTTATGAAGAAAATGAAACAAAAGTCCAAGAAGTACTGTCCCTCAAGGAAAAATCAAGAGAACTGGGCAGGACGATCAAGGCGTCACAAGAGGACTGCTCCGACTGTAATGACGATCTACTCAACCTACTCCGCCATGAAGCCGCTGCAAAGGCTCGTATTGAGGTTGCGACTGAGAACAAAGCCAAACTACAAAAAGCAAGGGAAGATTACTCTACTTATGTTTATTTTATGCGCTGTGTTCACCCAAACGGCATTCCTTATGATGTAACAAAGAAAATGCTACCCATTATCAACGAAGAGATTGAGAAGGTGCTAGCGGACGTCGTGGATTTCCAAGTTTTCTTCGAAGAGGATGGGAACAAGTTGAACATCTTTATCAAACATCCAAAGTTTGTCCAGCGCCCGATTGAGTTGGGGTCTGGTGCAGAGAAAACAATCGCAGCAACTGCAATCCGCCTAGGCCTCCTAAACGTTTCATCAATGCCGATTCCAAATTTTGCTGTCTTAGATGAGCCAGCGACTGCGCTTGACGCAGAAAATATGGATGGCTTTATCAAGATTCTTCAAATGTATCGTGAAAACTTTGAAACTGTTTTCCTTATCTCACACCTAGACTCTCTTAAGGACATTGTTGATGATGAGGTCTTAATTCAAAAGAAAGATGGATATGCTTTTGTAAATGTATAACTATTTATAATGTATAAAGGAGCCCCAATGATGTCATGCAAGGACTGCAACTCTGAAAACATTGAAAGAAGTTTTTTAGACAACGCTGTTGAGAAAGCAATAAGCAGAAAGTTTCTTGCTTGGCTGACCGCAACGGGGCTCCTTGCTTTTGGTGCAAGCCTTGATGCAGATAACTGGATTATTGTGACCTCCATTTACATTGGAGGTCAAACAGTTGTCGATACAGTTGAGCGACTTAAAAAATAATGAAAAACTTAAAACTAAAAGATTATATTATTTTTGCTCTTGTTCTTACTGTGATTATTTTATGGGCTGAATCTGCTTTTTCATCAAGTAAGTCTAATAAAAAAATTACAGAGCTAAGAAACCAGCTTGCAGAAGTTCAAGGTTCAATCGAGATTGCTGATGGCGTTCAGTATCGACTTGCACAAGAAATAAGATTTAAAGAAAGTGAAATCTCTGATCTCCTTGGCGAGAACACAAGGCTTGAAGACACAGCAAAAGAACTTGAAGGAAGGATTGCAACCTTAACCCAAATCAATGCGTCCCTAAGAGAGGACCTTCGCTTTTCCAGCAACAACGAAAACTCGAACGCAACGACAACAGTAATCGAAACCACTTGTCCCGACACCCCTGATGCACCAACTCCAAACATAAGAGTTGATTTTGACTTAGAGCAACTTGGGTTTAGGGCAACTGGTTTTACGGAGACAAGCCCTTCCTATGCAGAACTTTCTTTAACCCAACAAACACCCTTTGTGATTGACCTTGCCTTAAACCAGGACAATGACGGTGCTTGGAGTGCTATTGCTGCGGAGCAGCAAGAGAGGCTCCACTTAGATATAGGTGAGCTTGTTATAAACCCAAGAAGAATAAAAGAAATGTGGTATGAAAAGTTTGGCCTAGGCCTCGCCACAACAGTTGGCCTAACCCACTTCTCAGTCGGCCCAGCGCTCCAATTTGAAGGAAGGAGAGTCGATTTTGGGTTTAGGTATGAGCATAACTTAATTAACGGTAATAATTTTGGTGGCCTTAACATAACTTTCAGGCCTTTTAGGAGAAGAAAATAAATGTTTCAGCAGTTTTGGAATATATTTGAATCAGCAGAAAAAAACAGAGCGATCTTGCAGCAAGAGCAAAAAGAACAACGCCGTCTTCAAAAAGAAGAAATAAAAAATAGCCTTCTTTCCAAGGACCACTTTAAGCAACACAATGCTCTTTCTCCTGATATCTGGGAAACACCAGAACAAGTAAAGTTAAAAGTAAAATTAAAGTTAAAACGGATAGCAAATGCATTCTTACGAGATCACAACATTGATCCAGACGCTGTGGAGGACATTTACTTCACTGGTTCGCTTGCTGGATTTAACTACCATCCTGATTCTGATATCGATCTACACATTGTGGTTGATTTTTCCAAAGTTAGCCAAGATCTTGATATGGTTCGGGATCTTTTTAATTCTCGCAGGCTTGTTTGGAATGAGCGCCACAACATAACAATCTTTGGTCATGAAGTTGAAATCTTTATTGAAGATGTAAATGAGGTATATGATGATGAAGACCGCCCTGTTTATTCTCTTGAGAAAGATCAATGGGTTAACACCCCAAAAAGACTGGATAGAGACTTTGATTATGATTCCGCAATGAAAAAAGCAGGAATGATTTCGCACCAAATTGGCCTTGTTCAGGAGTTGATGCATCAAGAGAAGTTTGTTGAAGCAAAGCGCCAAGCAACAAGAATATTCGGTCGGCTTAAAAGAATGAGAAAAGCAGGCCTTCAAAGAGAAGGCGCATACTCGCCAGAAAACATTGCTTTCAAGATTTTACGTAAAAGAGGCGAAATAGATCTTTTAGGAGATCTTAAATCTGCTTCTTTTGATAGAATGATGTCTCTGCATAATGATTAAAATAAAAGTAAATAAAATGAAAAAAGACTCAAAATACTCTGCACATGTTGTAATTTTTAAAGACAAAGATCACTTCCTCTCCTTAAAAAGAACCAGTCATGACCCCTGGATGCCAGAGAGATGGTGTTCTGTTGGTGGTCATACTCATGTTGGCGAAGACATAAAAGTTGGTGCTTGTCGAGAAGTAAAAGAAGAATGCGGCTTGACGCTTAAACCAGAAGATCTTATTGATACTGGTATAATAAAGAAAAAAAGAGTTTATTTCTTCACAACAACAAAGTATACTGGTGAAGTCCACCTAGATGGAAAAGAGCACACAGATTATAAATGGTGCTTAATAAAAGATCTAGATAAAATGGACATAACACCAGATTTAAAAGAAATTGTATTTATAGCAAAACAAAAGGTATATAATGCTTCCACTTGATAATAAAAAACTAAATGAAATAGCAAAATTAGAAAAAGCAATCAAAAAACGCTGGGGCGATGAAGCAATCAAGACACCTCAAAGCGAATGGGATGAAGAAAAAGAAAAAGAATACAAAGAGCAGCAAAAAGACTTTGCACAAAAAATTCAATCAAATAACTCAGAAGCCCTAGAAGACAAAGAAGGTTTTTTTATTACGAAGAGACTACTTAGTAAAGAGAGCAAATCTAAATGCATAACTTGCTCAGCGCAGATTAAAACATTAAAAGACGAAACCTGCAAGACAAAATGGGGCACTTGCTTTAAGTGCTACGTTAAATGGATTGAAGGTCGAGAAGAGCGCTGGAAAAAAGGATGGAGACCAAATGAAGATAACCAAAGCGAGACTAGTTGAGATTATCAACGAAGAAATACAAAACCTAGAAGAGTTCAGGCTCGGCAATGTTTTTGGAAGAGGCAGCAAGCCTTCCACAAGAGGCGGCTACAAAGCAGCCGGCGAACGAGGCCCAGAGAGCAAAGAGGCTCTTGCAGACAGGGTGGATGATGAGATAGCAAAACTAGGCTCAAAAGGCCGTCAAATCGCCTCAGTGGCAACTATGGATGCAAACCTTCATTCTGATAAGAAGGACGCTGAGCAAGATCAGGCAATACAATCGATTAGTTCTAGGTTCGATACCCTAGACGACCCAGGGGAGGTTGGAGATAGCCTTGTAGGTGATGAGGAGTTTGTAAACCAAATCCGTGCAAAGGTTGCTAGCGGAAAACTATTCAAGACAACGTTCTTACCAAGAATAAAAGCAGCAATCAAGCAAGCATCAAAAACTGACCAAGAGGCAATAGCCAAGCAGCTAGAAGATCCAAAGTTTATCGACATGATTATTGCAAAACTTAATCAAAGACAACACAAAGCAGGAGAGTAGTAAATGACACCAGTTCAGGCACTAGCACAAGCAGCAGCACTAGCATATGACGGCGGCACAGACTCCAACGGAGAGCCATTAAAGATTGGCCTTCGCCGTGAAAAGGGCCACCCTGTAAAAGACAGCCGGCAAATGGACGGATTCAGCGTTCGCATCGCTGGAGATATTCTTACAATCACTTACCAAACAGACATCAAACTTAAAGAAGTCTATGGTGGTGACTTTGAAGCAGAAATAGAAAAAGTAATGGCAGACATTGCCAAATACCTTACCCGTAGAGCGGCCCAAATACTTGGGAAGCGTGTCACACTTGCCGCTGACGGTGAAGTAGATGTTTTGGTCCAATCAACTTCAAACGTTCGTGTGTTCGCAACAGCAAACAAGCAATACAAGATTGGCGGAATGAAAGGCGTTGATGAAAACCCACCAATCCCAGCACAAGATAAGTTAATGGAAACTTATCGACGCTTCGCCAAGGCAGGTAAAGGCCTGTAAGTAGTGTGCTTAGCAAAGAACAAGTCATAAAAGAGATTGTTAGGTGCGGAAAAGATCCCGACTACTTTATCGAGAACTACGTTCGCATCTCTCACCCTGAAAAAGGGCCTATTCCTTTTAGGACTTACCCATTTCAAAAAGAACTTCTTCAAGATTACAACGCTTATCGCTTTAACATTATCTTGAAAGGACGCCAACTTGGCATTTCAACAGTCACGGCAGCCTACGCTGCGTGGCTTATTCTTTTTAGAAAAGAAAAAAATATATTAGTTATTGCAACCAAACTTTCAACAGCCGGAAACCTGGTAAAGAAAGTTAAGTTTATGATAAAAAGCCTTCCACCTTGGTTGCAAATAGCAGATATTTCAATAGACAACAGAAACTCTTTCGAGCTATCAAACGGATCGCAGATCAAGGCTTCTTCAACTTCGGGAGATGCCGGTCGCTCCGAAGCCCTCTCTCTTCTTATTGTTGATGAGGCTGCTCACGTCGACGGCCTAGATGAGCTTTGGAAGGGTTTGTACCCCACCCTGTCAACTGGTGGTCGGTGCATTGCTCTTTCTACGCCTAACGGCATTGGCAACTGGTTTTATCGTATGTATTCTGACGCAGAGGCAGAGTTAAACGATTTCCACACAACAGTGCTGCCCTGGGACGTCCACCCTGATCGAGATCAAGAGTGGTTTGAGAAAGAAACAAGAAACATGACAAAGAAAGAAATCGCTCAGGAACTTGAGTGCTCTTTCTTATCTTCAGGCGAAACAGTTATTGACGCTGAGTACTTAGAGTGGATTTTTGCAAATATACAAGAGCCTCTTTATAGGGACGGCTTTGATAGAAATCTGTGGATCTGGCAAGAGTATGATCCATCTTCAAAGTATTTTATCTCTGTTGATGTCTCCAGAGGTGACGGCGAAGACTATTCAGCATTCCACGTTTGGAACGTAACGACAAATGAGATTGTTGCTGAGTATCAAGGCAAACTTGCGATAGACATGTATGCCAATATTGTACATCAAACAGCCACCAGATATGGAAACTGCCTAGTTGTTGTAGAAAATAACAATATTGGCTTTATGCTTATTGACAAATTGAAAGAACTAAGGTATAGTAATCTCTACTATACAAAAAACAATGAGTTTATTGATCCTTTAATAGCAGAAAATGTGAACGGAGCAACACCTGGCTTCTCTACTTCTTCTAAGACCAGACCTTTAATCATTACAAAGATGGAAGAAATGGTTCGCAATCAACTAGTTATAACAAGATCAAAAAGATTATTTGGAGAATTTAAAACTTTCATTTGGAAAAACGGTCGACCACAAGCAATGCGCTCAAAACATGATGATTTAGTAATGTCTTTTGCGATAGCCTGCTGGATTAGGGACACCGTTTTTGAAGAAAGCGCTTACGATAAAGAAAAGTCAGAAAAAATGATGGGTGCTTTCTTTACAAATAAAAAAGAATTTAATACAACAATATCCGGAATGCTTGGACACCTTCCCGTAGCAAGGTCAGGCCACGCAAAAGAACAAAGAAAAACTCAACAACAATTTATGTGGTTATACAAAGGTTAAAAAATGGCATACAAAAAAACAATAATCCCAAAAAGAAGCACAGAAAACCCAAGAAATGCAGACAACCCGCTCTACAAGGCCCTAACCAAGCTCTTTTCAGGCCCAATTGTCAATTATAGACATGAGCAGGTAAGAAAATACCGCAGAAAAGAGCTAGATAAGTTCAACTGGACCTCAGCAACAGGCAAAGAGTTCAAAAAGGCCGATTATGAGAAGAACTACTCGTTCTATGGCGACTTTATGCTCAACCAAAACCGCTCCGAGCGGTATTTGGACTTCGAGCAGATGGAGTACATGCCAGAACTCAACTCTGCACTAGATATTTATGCAGACGAGATGACAACTTCGACAGAAATTCGCAAAATGCTTACAATTGATTGTCCAAATCAAGAAATTAAGACAGCATTGCAGATTTTGTATTTTGATGTGCTTAATATCGAGCTCAACCTCTATGGTTGGGCAAGAACTCTTTGTAAGTACGGAGATTTCTTTCTTTATCTTGATATTGATGATAAAATAGGTATTCAAAACGTGGTTTCCCTCCCAGTCAATGAACTTGAGAGGCTAGAAGGGCAAGATGAGAATAATCCAAACTATCTACAGTTTCAGTGGAACTCTGGCGGTCTTACTTTTGAAGACTGGCAGATTGCTCACTTCCGCATTTTAGGAAATAATAAGTATAACCCATATGGAACCTCTGTCTTAGAAGGTTCTCGTCGTATTTGGAGACAACTTACACTTGTAGAGGACGCAATGATGTCCTATCGGATCGTTCGTGCTCCCGAGCGCCGAGTTTTCTATGTTGATGTTGGTGGAGTTTCCCCGCAAGACGTAGAAACTTATATGCAGCAAGTAATGACTACCCTTAAGCGCAATCAGATTGTTGATGCCGATAGTGGGCGTGTCGATCTTCGCTATAACCCAATGTCTGTTGAAGAAGATTATTATGTTCCCGTCCGAGGCGGGCAGCAAGGCACCAAGATCGAAACACTTGCAGGCGGCCAGTTTACTTCACAAATTGAAGATGTAAAATACCTTAGAGAAAAACTATTTTCTGCTATTAAGATCCCACAGGCTTACTTGGTTGCTGGCGAGAACGCCGAAGACAGAACTTCACTCTCGCAAAAAGACATTCGTTTTGCGAGAACAATTCAAAGAATTCAAAAAGCACTTATATCAGAACTTACAAAGATTGGCATGGTGCACCTTTATACGCTCGGATTCCGAAAGTCAGACCTTACAGGCTTTGATCTTAAACTAAACAACCCTTCAAGAATTTCAGAACTTCAAGATCTTGAGACAATGAAGACCCAGTTTGAGGTTGCCTCATCGGCAACAGAAGGATTCTTCTCCAAGAGATACATTGCAGAGCACATATTTAACCTATCGCAAGAGGAGTTCCTTCGCAATCAGCGAGAAATGTTCTTTGACCGTAAATATGCTGCCATGCTTGATAACGCCGCAGCGACAGAGGAAGAAGAGGGCGCACCTCTTGGTGGGGGCTTTGATTCTTTCGGCGCAGATGCTGAAACACCCGCCCCAGAAGGCGGTGAGGCACCAGGAGCTGACGCAGCGGAAGATGAAGAGCAAGAAGATGTTCTAAAAGTAGCGCCAGGCAAAAGAGATGATAAGCCTTTCACAACTCGTGATGAAGCAGGCCGCATGGTCACGACAACTCCTGCCTCTAAAGGAAAAATGTATCGGCCCAAAAAAGACGGCAGAATTAAGAAACAAAGAATGGGGATGACCTCAACAGCAGTTCCGGAGTTCGCAACAGGCAACACCAGAAGATCAAAACTTGGACTCCCAAAACCTTCTGACTTATTTGAAGGGATGATTGAGAAAGAAGAAACTATTTATACAATAGAGGAAGACTTTAAAGAGCATTCCGAAGAAGTAAAACAACTATTTGAATCACTGGAGAAAAAAAATGACAAAGACCAAGTACAATAAGAAAAGAAATACCGCTTTTCTTTACGAGGCGCTCGTAAGAGAATTAACAAAGGCGGCTTTAGAAAATAACACCGAAAGAGCATCAACAATCACCAAGATTGTAAAAGAGCATTTTAAAAAAGGCAGCATTCTCTATAAAGAGCTGCAGATCTATCGCACGCTTCTTGAAACAAAAGATATGGGCGAGTTGCATTTAGCAGATCGTCTGGTCCAAGAAAGTAAGTTTTCTTTTCACAGCGTGGGAAGAAAGCATGCATTTAATAGTCAAACAAAACTTATTAATATAATTAATAAGAAACTTGGTGCATCTGTATACAATAACTTTGTTCCAAACTACAGAGATCTTGGGACCATACACAACATTCTCCAAGGCGTTGAAAGCACAAAAAACCGTGTGCTCCTAGAAAACACCTTAGTAAAGAAACTCTGCGGCATTAACGAAGAAAAGCAAGAAAAAGAATACAAGCCAATTGACTCACTCGCCTACAGGCAATTCATCAAGAAGTTTAATGAGGAATATGGCACAACTCTTTCAGAAGGCCAAAAAACAATAGTTTCACAATATATTACTTCTTTCGTTGATGATGGGCTTGAGTTTAAGATGTTTATTAGCGAAAAACTTAACGAACTTAAGCACGCTCTAGGTGCATATGACGCAGGTAATCCTACCATTTCAGAAGGCATAAAAAATATTACAAAGAAGTTTAACAACTTTGAAAGCCTAGAGCTCAATGAAGAGCTTCTTTTAAACACCTTAAAGCTTCAATCCCTTGTAGAGGAGATTAACTATGGCCATTCAAGTTAAAGTCGGGACAGCGACCCCAGAGCCAAAGCCAGAACCACAGCGCACGATAAAACTTAAAGCAAAAAAGGCTTTAAATGGCGATGTGATGGTTGGGGACCACCCGGAGATCCACATTGTTGTTTCTCGCAAGGACAAAAAAATAAAAACTTTTCCAAAAAAAGAAATAGCAGACCACACTTACCACTCACAAGATGACCTTTTTTCTTACTTAGCAGATTATGGAGTTGTTTCGCATTCTGGTATGCAAGGTGGTGTTATTTTAGGCTCAATGGAATCAGAAATCCTATCACCACCAGAGGGTTCAAGTATTGATTTTGTTGAAGTTGTTTTATCAAAACTTTATGACTACTTCCAAATGGAAGATCCAAGTTTTGCAATGATTGATAAATTCGAGAAAAATGAAGAAGATCGCCTAATGGATCCCGAAGTTCATACCGACCTTGGGGATGTTCCACAAGCCGAGAAAAAGGGCTCAATCGACCCTCGATTTGCCAGAAGGTATTACATTACTTACCAGTTCTAATGAGTTTAATTTTCTTTATTTTAACTTGTTATGGAATGACCCAGATTTTAGTCTATGGGTCAATTTTCAATAAAGTAAGGCCAAAGCACCACTTTTTCCACTGCCCTATGTGTGTAGGGTTTTGGGTTGGTGCTTTGGTTTTTTGTTTTTTTAACCCGTTTAATCTACTCTTAGCGTTTTCTTATGGCTGTATTTCATCGGGCACTTCGTATGCTCTTTGTCAATTATTTGGCGATGAAGGAATAAATATAAGAACTAATAAAAGTTGATACTATTTATAAAAGAAGGAGGATTGCTATGAGTTATACACAGAAATGGGCTCTTCAGCCAGTTCGTCGTTGCTGCAAAGGATCTTAGATCATGCGGGTTGCGCCCGTCAAAGGAAAAAATAAATGTCAAAACAATTATTAAGAGAATTTTACGAACTTTGCGAAGGCGGAATTTGCCAAGACTTCTTAACAGAAGGTGAAAAACGCAGAGTTTCAGAAGGGGCCACGATCCTTACCGGCTGCTTGCAGAAGTATGGTGAGAGAAATGGCAACGGCCGTGTGTATCCAGAAAAAACACTTCGTAGAGAAGTTGATAATTACAAAAAAATAGTTGCCGACCGGCGCTCGGTTGGTGAATTAGACCACCCTGATGATTCAGTTGTCAATCTTAAGAACGTGTCGCACCTTGTTACAGATATTTGGATGGATGGAAACAAGGTAATGGGCAAACTAGAGGTCCTCCCAACCCCATCTGGCGATATTCTTAAAGGGCTTGTTAATGCCGGTGTTAAAATTGGCATCTCTTCACGAGGCCTTGGCTCGGTAAGAGAGTCTAGCCAGGGGACAATGGTAAACGAAGACTTCCAACTTATCTGTTTTGATATTGTTCAAGAGCCTTCAACCCCGGGGGCGTTTGTTGGAGTGAGGATGACGCACTCAATGAACGAAGGAATGACAAAAGAAGCCTTAAAAACAACGAAAGAGCAAATAATACTTTCAAAAATTTATGACCTTGTAGGAATGTAATGGATAAAAAAGAATTAACAAAAATATTAAAGCCTCTTATAAAAGAGTGCGTAAAAGAAGTAATAATGGAAGAACCAGGTGTTCTTGCTCATGTTATCAAAGAGTCGGTTCAAGGCGTTTCAGTATCAACTATAACTGAAAGCAGAAATGAAGAGCCTATTCGTAACTTTATGAAGAAAGCTCAAGCCTCAAGGCCTAAAAAAGACTTACAAGAAACAAGAAAACGCCTTTTGGACTCAATCGGCGGCGCCAGCAACTTTAATGGCGTAAACATTTTTGAGGGCACGGAACCTATTCCCGGAGCCCCGACAACAACTCAAGAAAAATACGGCGCTCTCAAGGATCAAGATCCTAGTGACGCCGGTGTAGATCTTTCAACTTTTGGATTATAGGAGATAAATGAAAAAGTACAATAGAAACGGAAGAAAAAGCAAAGCCTTAGAAGAGTATGACAAAAAGTTAAACAAAGTAAGGCGTAAATACAAGAAAAAGGTAAATGCCGAAGACGGCATTGAGCCTTACCAAGTAGAGGTAAGAAACGGCAACGTTGAAAAAGCCTACAAGATTTTAGAAAGAATGCTTAAAAAAGATAGAGTTTTAGAAAACTACAAAGAAAGGCAAAGATACAAAAAGCCTTCAAAGCTTCGAAATGAAAAAAATCAAAGAATCAAAAAGAAGCAAGCAAAAGAAAATAGAATAAGAAAACAATTAGAAAAATTAGATAACTAAGGAGTTTATAGATGAGTGTTTTTCAATATAAGAGCGGAATAGGAAACTCTGCCGCTTATCAAGTAAGTTCAGTCCCTTACGCAACAGCCACCTTGGCTGTTGGTACATCATCCGTGGTGGAAGTTGATTTTCCAGCAATCACCAAGTTTGTTACAGTTCGCAATGATGGTTCAAATGAGCTAAGATTTGGATTTTCTTCAAATGGAGTTCAAGGAACAAACTACATTAGCTTAGATGCAGATGGGAGTTTTACTGGAGACTTTAAATTGGGAAGCCTTTATCTTATAGCATCCGGAAGCGCCACAACAGCTAGCGTTATCGCCGGAATAACAACAGTCCAGAAACCAG